GTGCTTTAACCAAGTGCTTTCGTCTTGAGATACCGAATCACAGACTGCTAATTAATATACAGCCTGGCGCTGGTAAATCAGTAATGCTGTGTATGTGGGTCGCATGGTGCTATGCTCATTATCCTGACTGCAACTTCCTTTACGTTTCATACAGTAAGTCGTTGGCAGCAAAACAAACAGAGTTTATAAAGCGGATAATGATGAGCAGGCATTATCAATATTTGTTTGACGTTCATCTGCGTTCAGATTCGACAGCAAAAGATTTATTCAGAACGACTGCAAATGGAACAATAGCGGCCCTGGGTTCCGGAGGCTCAGTAACGGGGCTAGATAGTGGTGTACCAAATTTAGACAGATTCTCTGGTTGTATGATTTTGGATGATGTTATTAAGCCAGACGACGCTCACTCGGATGTTATACGTCAATCTGTAATTGATAACTATTCGCAAACATTACAACAACGCTCGCGTGGCGTTAATGTTCCATTCGTTTTTATTGGCCAAAGAGTTCACGAGGATGATTTAGCGGCTTATTTAATTAGCGGCAAAGACGGCTACGACTGGCACAAAGTTATTCTTAAGAGTTTGGACGACGCAGGCAACGCGCTCTACCCAGAAGCCTTTCCGCTCGAGATGCTACACAAACGACAAGAAACAGACATCTACACATTCGCATCACAGTATCAACAAGACCCTCAACCAGCCGGGGGCGCCCTCTTCAAGCCAGAATGGTTTGTTGAGCTTGATGAAGAACCCGAGATGCTTGCAACTTTCATCACTGCTGATACCGCAGAAACCAGTAAGACGCACAATGACGCCACCGCCTTTGGTTTTTTTGGTGTCTATGAAATTGAAACACTGGGCCACAAAACCGGACAATTAGGTCTGCACTGGATTGACGCAGTAGAAATGTGGGTTGAGCCAAGAGAACTCAAAGACGAGTTCATGAGCTTCTATCAATCATGCATTCATCACAAAACACCGCCGTTGCTTGCTTGCATTGAGAAGAAATCAACTGGCGTAACATTGGTTAGCGTTCTACAAGATATACGTGGCCTACAAATTAGAGATATACAGCGCACAATGGCATCGGGAAGCAAAGCGCAACGATTTCTAGAGATTCAGCCGTACGTTGCTAGCAAGTTGGTATCATTCACAAAAGGCGCGTCTCATGTTGAGATGTGCAAAGAGCATATGCGTAAAATTACGGCGAATGACACGCACAGAAGAGATGACTTGGCGGACACCTTAGCTGATAGCATTCGCCTAGCTTTAATAGACAAGACAATCGTTAATATAGATAATGAACAAGAATCGAACGATATAGCTAAACAATTTATCGGAAGTAACATAGCACGAAGGACTCGGGCTAGAAGCTACTAATTATAGGATGGACTCATGGCAAGGATTGCTAAAGAGCACGTCGAGCGTTTAAAAGAACTCAAAGAGAGTGTCGAACAATCGCACGACTACTTCAAAGAAAACAACGAAAGATTTAACGAGTTTGTTAAGTTTGTCTTCGTTAAATCACTAACAGATGAAGACGTAACAACATTACAAGAGCTCGGCAAACCGGTTCTTGAGTTTAATATTCTTGAAGCTTTTGTCTCTCGATTGCGCGGTGAGTTCTCTAAACAGCAACCAAGCTTAACAGTGCGAGCAGCAGATGGTTTGCCGTTGGTTATGATGAACGACCAGTTCACACGCACACTAGAGCTTATCGAGGCTCATTTACGCGCAATATTCTTTGACGCATCTAATGACAAGCTAGAATACAATGTTTATTCAGACTTGCTGGCTGGTGGCTTCTCTGTCATCGAAGTCTACACAGACTACGTTAACGAAATGTCTTTCGAGCAGAATATCTATCTTGACCGCGTGTTCGACCCGACACTATGCGGCTTTGACCCTTTGGCGCGCGAGTCACATAAAGGTGACGGTCGTTATTGCTATCAAATTTACCCTCGCATTAAGAAAGAGTTTGATCTGAAGTATGGCTCTAAGATAACCGAGCGCATGTCTTTTACTAAAAACATCTCGGGTTTTAGCTGGTCATACAAATCAGACAAAGAAGACATCGTTTTAGTCTGTGACTACTACGAAAAACGCAAAGTTAAAACAAAAATATACAAACTGTCTAATGGCGTATCAGTCACTAAACGTGAATACGATGCAGCAATAAAAGAATGGGAAGAAAAGGGCTTATTACAGCAGCCGCCTGCAATTGTTCAAGAGCGCACATCAATTGTTGAAGAGATTGTGCGTTATCGTTTCTGTGAAAATGAAATGCTTGACTACACGGTAACTAACTATAAGCACTTGCCACTAGTCTTTGTCGACGGTAACTCAGTCATGGAGACACAAAATCATTGTCAGAAGCAAGTAACGCGTCCGTACGTGTATCATGCAAAAGGCATTCAACGACTTAAGAACTTCTCCGGGCAGTCATTAGCTAGTGAGATTGAAAACATCGTTCAACACAAGTGGATTGTTGCTAAAGAATCACTTCCACGTGACGTTGAGTACTTAGAAGCGTATCAGAACGTACAGAAAGCAGACACACTGGTTTACAATCACTTTCTAGATAAAAACTCTCCAGAAGTTGTATTACCGCCCCCGAGAGAAGTTCAGCGCGTGCCGATTCCGCCTGAGATTACCAATACATTCCGTATGTCAGATGAGATGACTCAAGTCATCCTTGGCTCTTATGATGCTGAACTCGGAATGCAAGGCAATCAAATATCTGGTAGGGCTATACAAGCTGGAGCTATGCAGTCTAACGCTGCTGCGATGCCTTATATTGTTGGCTATATCAAAGGCCTGAATCGTGTAGCCCAAATTATCGTTGACCTTATCCCAAAATATTACAGAACCCCTCGCTCATTACCTGTAATGTTGCCATCTGGCAAACGTACATACGAGATTGTCAATAAAGCCGGCTCTCTGTACATGAACTACGACCCTAATAGTTTGCAGGTTAAAGTTGAAACCGGCGTTAACTTCACAATGCAGAAAGAGGCGGCGTTACAGACAATCACCCAAATGATGCAGGCATCACCTCGATTTGCTGAGTTCATAAATGAGAAAGGTCTGTACTTTATCCTGGATAACTTAGAGATTCGCGGCATTGAATCGCTTAAGTCTAAAGCTGAAGAGTTTGAGCGTGAGCAGGACATGCAGCAACAACAAGCGCAGCAAATGCAGATGCAGCAAATGCAACAAGCACAACAAATGCAGATGGCTGGCTCTCAGGCTCAGATACAACGCGCACAAGCAGAAGCAATGAAAGCTCAAGCTGAGGCTCAATCAGAAATGAAAGCTGCTCAGGGCCCTTCTAAGAACGAAATAGACATGTATAACGCTCAGGTTAATGCGCAGTACAAATCTGCTGACATGGCGGTTAAAGAGCAAGAAGCAGATGCTAAGTTTGTTGAAACTCTAGCTCGCATGCGTAACGAGCAGGTTGGCAATCAGTTGGAAAAAGAGCGTATTGACGCTGAGCAAGCTAGAACGCAAATAGACATGATGCAGACAATTGCAAAAGCACAAGGTTTAAAAGATGAAGAAAGTGATTAAAAAAGGCGTTGTAGGTGATGCAAAATCCAAAAAAAACGACAAATGGGTACAAAAAGCCATTAAGCGCCCAGGTGCCTTAACTGCTAAAGCTAAGAAAGCAGGCGAGCTTACAAAAAAAGGCGATATCAAAGACGAATGGATTGACAAGGTTGCTGCAAACAAGGGCGGTAAGTACTCAAAACGCACAGAGAAGCAAGCCAAGTTTGCCAAGACTTTAAAGAAGATGAGAAAAAAGAAATGACAAAGAAGAAATGACAAAGAAGAAATCAGTATCATTAACTAAAAAAGACAAGTCCCCTTCTGGCGGTCTTACAGCTGCTGGAAGGAAAAAGTACAACAAAGCTACTGGCAGCAAGCTAAAGGCTCCAGTAAGCAAAGAAGAAGCCAAAAAGTCTCCTAAAAAAGCGGCAAGGCGTAAGTCGTTTTGCAGCCGAATGGAGGGACTAAAATCTAAAATGGCTTCAAGTAAGACTAAGAAAGACCCTAAAAGCAGGGTCAATAAAGCACTGCGAAAGTGGGATTGCTAAAATTAAAACAAGTGATATATACTTGAGACAAAAGAACCGGTTATTTGACAACATGGAGTTGCTTTAACCGGGGACCACGCATTCACCGGCGGCCAATAGGTGAACGTCACTGGACGTTAAACAGGGATGAACGGTAACGCGGAAATAGTAAGGGATGTACTATGAGTGATGAAGCAAATGTAGAAGTATCTGAAATGCCTATGGATGAAGCGCAAGCACAACCGCAGGAAAAGATGCTTACACAGAGTGAAGTAAATGCTTTGGTTGGTCGCACCCGGATGGAGGCTGCGGAGAGGGCAAGGAAGCAAGCTGAGGCTGAATTTCAGCAACGCATGCAAGAGATGGAATCTCAAAAGCAGCAAACACCGGAGCAAGCACCTGAGATTGACGCTGAGCGCATCTATCAAGAAGTGCAAGAGCGCATGAATCGGGAAATGCAAGAACGGCAATTTAACGAAGAAATGAGCAGAATTGCCAATGCTTATACAACAAAGATGGCTGAAGGTGGCAAGAAATACGAAGACTTCGATAAAGTCATGGAAGGCTTTAATCCTGCCGATTTTCCCCAGCTAGTTGTGTTAGTAGCAGACTTAGACAATGCCTCGGACATTATGTATGAGCTAAGCAAAAACCCGTCTAAGTTAGCAACAATGCATACGCTCGCAAACGTATCACCAATGAAAGCACAAGCTGAACTTAAAGCAATTGGTCAGTCTATAACTGCTAACGAACAAGCAAAAGCGGAAGCAGAAGCTCAGGCCACTAACTCACCACTCGATAGATTACAACCTTCTCGAATTTCTGGAGACAGCGGAACGTCTTCAATTAGAGATTTGCGTAGTCAATCTTGGTTGAAGGGGTAGAGACGCTGTCATTTAAAACTTAAGCACGGAGAGCTTAAAAATGGCTAACGTTTTACAACAAGTTCAAACTTATAACGACAGTAACTTAGCGTTCTTATTGAACAGCTATGCGTTCATTGGCACAGCGAACATGAAGTTTAAGGACTTCGATCGCATGGAAAAGAATCTTGGTGACACCGTAACTATGGACTTACCACCACGATTCACCACTAACAACTCTTTAGTTGCTTCTTTCCAAGACGCAGAGCAAAGAGTGCTATCTTTGACAGTTGGTCAAGCCGCTAGTACTGCTTACCAATTCTCAGCTCAAGAATTTATCTTCAATGTACGTGACTACATGGATAAATTCGGTAAAGCTGCTATGGCTGAAATCGGCGCTAAAGTTGAAGCTGATGTTGCCCAAGTAGCTAGAACTAACACTTTCCGTTTCTACGGCGACGGTGTTACTCAAATGAGCTCTTACTCACAGCTAGCACAAGCTTTAGCTCTACACCGCAACTTTGGTGCTGCTAAAGATAACTGTAAAGCTTACCTAGATGACTTAACTGTTCCTCGCGTTGTTAACTCTGGTCTTAACCAATTTGCTTTAGACCGTAACAACCGTGAAGCAATGTCTTGGGAAATCGGTGCATTCAACGGATGTGAGTGGTATCAATCTAATCTCCTACCTGTTCATACAGCCGGTACTGAAGGTCAGCAAGCTACAACATTGACTGTTGTTTCTGTTGTTAAGAATGCTGATGATGCGGTTACTCAAATCGTATTCAGCGGTACTAACGCGCCAAATGACCCAGACTCTATCAAGCAATACGATAAAATGCAGTTTTCTGATGGTGTAGCTGGTCAAACTAACTTACGTTACAGAACTTTTATTGGTCATGAAGTAAGCCAAAGCCCTGTACAGTTCCGCGCAACTGCTGACGCTGCTTCTACAGCTGGTAGCCAAGTAACTGTTGACATTTACCCTGCACTTAAAGCTTCTGCCGGCAAGAACCAAAACATCAATGCTGAGATTCTACCTGGTATGCAAGTAACTGTATTACCATCTCACCGTTGCGGTCTTGTTATGTCTGGCAATCCATTATTCATGGCTATGCCACGTCTACCTGAAGAAGTTCCTTTCCCAACTGCAATCAGTCAAGACGCTGATTCTGGTGCAGCAATTAGAACTTACTATGGTTCTTTGTTCGGACAAAACCAAAGGGGGATGGTGCACGACTGCATATGGGGAAAAACAATGGCAGATGAATATACAATGATGATTGCCCTACCATTATAAGGTTTTTGGGGATTATACTTATTTTTAATGCGCTTGTTAAGAATTTGTTTTTTTACCAAAAACCTGTACGATGAAGATAAATATAAAATCGTACAGGTTAAGTAAATGAGGTATATCAGTAAAAAAATAAATTGTACAAAGTGCGGCAAAAAGAAAGTTGGTTCTTATGTTAAGGAGTCTTGGTGTGGTGAATGCGTTGGTGAGCGTAGAAGAGAGCGTAACAAGGCTAGGAGAGCCGAAAAGGGTCTTCCTCCTATTGGTTCAGGGCGCGATCCAAAATGCAAAAAATGCAGAACCATTAAAGAGGCTTCTTATGTCAATGGCAGTCTTTGCAGAACATGTAAGCTTGAAAGTGAAAAAAAGCGATACGCTAAAAAGATTGCTGCGGAAGGAAAATCCCCTAGAAGAAAAGGTAGAAATCCAGTTTGTAAGTGTGGCAAGACTAAAGAGTCTATTAAAAATGGTTTTTGCAATGCATGTGAGGCTCGTCGAAAGCGTGAATATCATGCAAAAAACAAAGATTCAGAAGTATATAAACTCAAAATTGCTGCAAGAACAACGGTTAATCGATACATTAGACTTGGACGCATTGAGAAGCTTCCTTGTCAAGTGTGTGGTAGTAATATTAAAACCGAGGCTCATCATGAAGACTATGACAAGCCTTTGGATGTCATCTGGCTTTGTAGAAAACATCATGCTGAAATACATAAAGCGTAACTTAGGAAAGTCATCATGACTATTAGGCAAATATGGTCTCCGGACATTATCTACATCGACAACTTGCAGCTTAGATGGCTAACAGTTACAACGTTTCGTGTTAGCGCAGGAAGAGCAAGAGACATTGAGAACACGTTTGACTTAGTTCTTGATGAAGATGTCACTGTAGATATGAATAGAGAAGGTCGAAATGGTTACAACCCTGGCGGAACGACAGCATATACATTCCTAGGTGTTTATCTAATTGGTGACTCTACCGGTTATCAAGACGAATGCATTGTTGTTTCTGACTCTCCAACAAAACCTACACTACTTCCCGGCTACAATGTTTGGCGAAGAATTGGCTTT